CTCGAAACAGCCCGATAACGAGGGCCAGCCGAAAACAGCAAAGATTAATCCCTGGTCCACTAACCCGTCAAGATATCACTATTTTGCGTAACCCCATAGGCTCACGTTGGTCGATGTGTTGCCAGCTGCTCCAGGCACGCTTATGCCTATCTGCATATTAGACGTGACAGCCACCAAGCACGGCGTAAAAGTCACCGTAACAGGCACGGCAATAACTGTCGCTCCCGCCGGATACTGATATTGAAAGATTAGCGGAGTGACCACGCCATCACCGCGCTGCAAGTTATTAAAACTAATAAGCACGTTGGTAAGCGCAGTCGCGCCCAACCCATTGACACTGAACCCACACATATAGACCGTCTTATTTGGCGGCGACGGGCCGCCATAAGGTATGTTTAAACCAACCCCGCCCGTATCAGCACCGAGAAAACTACTCACCAACGGCAATGCACCGGATGGATAATCTACTTGCGCATCCGCACGCGCACATGCGAGCGCGAGAAAGCACGCCGCGAGAAACAGGCGCTTCATTTTTTCTTCCCGTGTGCTGCATGTGAAGATCCGCCGGTCGCCTCTGGTTCTGTCGGCGGCGGTGCCGGTTCTGTCGGCGGCGGTGCCGGTTCTACCGCCTCGATTGAGATAAATGCACCGTTGCGATCGAACTTGAGCACGTCATACGGTTTTGCCGGATCGTCGCCATGCATCTCCATGATGCAATGCTGCGATTGGGAGGTATCGACGCGCAGCACAATCGAAGTCAATGTAACAGGCTTGGTCGAGCGGATGGTTTGCTCCTCGACACTCCACTGCATGGCATTCTCCTTAAAAGTCGAATAAAGATTTCTCTCTTATACACGCTCCGCGTTCCGCACTAAAGAGTTTGTCGCCGCCCCAAGTGCCGCCCCAAGCGCGTTCATATTGCAAGCACCACGTCTTGAAGATGACAGAGTAAATAATAAAAATCAGCAGCAGCAAAATAATTATGCCGCCGGTCACCCAGGGTATTTGAAATTTATGCAATGACGGCGGTGCCAACATTTATCCTACTCGCCTTGGAAACACGCGCGGGTCTTGCAATTGGTCTTGGGGGATTTGTCCAGGCGGCCCCTGCGGCCGCGGCGTTCCCGGCTGAGCCCCAATGCGCGGCGTTCCGGCAACACCGGGCTGTGGCGCGCCGCCCATTTGCCCACCGGGAATGCCCGGTGTGCCGGCTTGCGCACCCATCTGCTGCTGCATCGCCGCTTGTTGTTTGGCCTGTCCCTGCTGAACATGTTTGAAAATGTGGGTCTGTATTTTCTTGGTGTTCTTAGGCCCCTCGCCTTGCTGCATGGCCTGCAAGAGCTGCATGTGGGCTTGGATGTGCTGCTGATCATCGTCCTGCGGATGCACCGGCACCTCGAACCCCTCGGCAAGCAGCATGTTCTCCTGGCCCACCGGGACGGGGAGCTGCGCCTCGGGCGAAACGAAAACGAGCGGGGACAGTCTCGGCCCGAACGTGTTTTCCATCAACTGCGTGATAACCGGCACCAGATTGACCTGATAACCGTTCAATTGCTGCGGCGGGATACCGCGCACCACGTTCATGGCGGCGATCTGTTGCTGCACTTGTTGCGCGCTTCGCGCCTGCTCGACCCCGAACCAGCGGAATTGATAATGCCGGTCCATCTGCACCGGCGGAATTTTCTCCATGCCGGCGCGCAGTCCCATCTCGCCGAACGCACGCACGGTGACATCCTCGTCGCGATGCTGGTGATCGAGCTCGACAAACAGGTCAAGCATCGGTGTAAGCACGCCTTCTTCGATCACCGTGACACTGTCGGCGGTATTGAGGATGTCGATTTGTTGCTCCTGCGCGATCATCGCCTGATTGGGTCGCGCGCCCGCCTTGGTGCCGGCGGCACCCTGCGTGATTGCCGCAGGGCTCACCGATAGGGTCTGACTGACCTCCTGCTTGCAATGCTCAACGAGTGCAAAACCGTCCTTCCACAGCTGTGGAAAATTCACTACCTGGGTGTGCTGCGGCGATGTCTCCCACACCGCGGCCATCGACATAATCATCGAGCCGGTACGCGGATTTTGCGCCGGGTCTGTCATTACGATCGGCAATAGCGAGTAGCCGGCACTGTCCCAAGCCTCGTTGATCGCGTCGTTGGCGGCATATTGCAGATCGGCGCAATCGGCGATCTTCGATCTGCCCTTGAACAAGCCTCCCACTTTCTCCACCGGGCACGACAATAACGGCACCTTGTCGGACCATAAGGGATTGCGCCGCGCGCCCAGGATGCTTTGCTCGCCGCCATAAAACGCCTGGCACAATAGCCGCTCGCCCTTGATCTCAAGCTTGCAAAATGTCTCGTAGACGAGTGCATGCTTTTTGCCCTCGCCCTTGATGCCGGCGGCATCGCTCAATGTCTTTGCCTGATTGACCACCTCGGGCGGGCCTTTCTTAGCCAACTTGTCGATCAGCTCCTCGCCCTCGTCCTTGCGGATGGCGCCGTCATCCATCATCTGCTGGATCTTGGCCTTGCCCCAGCGGCGAATGATCGTGACCGAGCCGCCCTCTTCGAGCGCCTCATCAATGCTGTCGGCAGTCGTCGGCAGAATAAGAATATCCGCGTCGGCGATCACCTCGACCTCGGGATGCGCCGCCTCGATCTCTTCGTGCCGGATGTCGATGATCGGCAACGCCGCGGGGTTGTCGATGCCCTCCATTAATTCCGGCTGCACCGGGGCCCGCCACGTCACATGCCGTCGCCGCTTGCACCAACTCACATAGACATTGTACTGCCCCTCGACATCGCCGGCCTTCGTCAGAGCCGGCATTACCTTGGTGCGCAGCTTGGCCTTGCGCACGTAATATTCGAGCAATGATGCCAATGCATCCGGCCGCGTGCCGTCGCTCGATGTGACCTCGACATAGCGGCCGGCTTGCGGAAATATCTGATTGGTAAATCTGGTCTTGCGCGCGTTGATGGCGTTGTGAACGACGGGGACGAATATTTTCGAATTGCCGACATAGAATTGTTTGCTCGTCAGCACGCAATTGTAAATATCCCAGAAATCTTGTTGCTCGTTGCTTCTGTTCCACTGGTCGCGGTAGCCCTCCTCGACCTCGCGGAAGGTGCGCAGCAAATCCTTGCGAATGCCGGCACGCTTGGAGATGTCGCGCGAGCGTGGCACCCCGACTGCGGCCTCTTCCGCCGCATCGATGACGTCGTCCTCCAGCTCCTCAAGAAGATTGTCGTCATCGGCCATGGTCTAGGACTTTCTGCATCGGCCGCGAGGAGATGTAGCGCCGCCCTTCCGGAGTGTAGGCGTAATTGACCTCAAGGTCATCCTCCTCATTCCGCCGCAGCGCCTTGAGCACCGCGGCAAAACTCTCAAGCCCCGCCATTAAGACCGCATAAGGCCCGCCCACCGGCTCCGCGGTCAACGCTCCAGACTTGGAAAGCTCGCGGCAATAGCCGCCGGCAAAGGCGTTGAGCGTCCAGCGCGCATGAGCGGATACTTGCAGCGCTGGACGCCCGTGAGCAAGCCGATTTAGGAGGGAGGTTATCTCGGCCCGCCCGACCGCCGGATCGCCGCCGCGCGCATAGTCCGCCGGCAGACCATGCATGGTTGCGCGCAGCCCGATCGGCGAATAGGTCGCATAATGCACCGGCGGTATCATCATGCGGAAATTGTTGGCGCCGGCCTCAAGCTTCAACTCGGACAAAATGTCGGCAAGATGCGCCGCCGGCTCGCCCTCGCGCACGCGATCGGCGATGATGTTGACGCAGCCATCAGCGAGCTGCACCACCATGGCGGCGGTCGAGCGGCCGTCCGAATTGACCGCGCACCAAACATCGCGTCGAGCACGCAGCTCCTCGACAACATGAGAGGTGTTGAAGGCGTCATAGACCGCCTGCCCGGGCCGCAGCGTCAGCGCATAGGCGAGCGCATTGGGAATGTCGATCCGGCCCGACGGGAAATTCAGAAACTGCTCGCGCGCGTCGGGACACTCTTTGGCGAATATCACCTCGCCGGCACGGAAGTAGGGCTGCAACCCGGTGATGAACGAAAACTTGCCGGTGGGCGCGCGCAACGGCCGGATCGGCACCGAGATGCCGCGCTTTACTTGCTCGTGACGCAGCGGCTGCAAGATAAACTCCTCCAGCCCGTCGCGCTCGACGCCAATCACCACCGGATTGTAAGCGGCATCGATCTTGAAAATCTCCTGCACGATCTCGTCCGGTTTCCAGAAACCGCAAAACGCATCCCAGACAATCAAGCGATTGTTGATCCAGCTCCACACCGCCATCCCGGTCGAACTCGATCGCGCCTTGATAGTGCGCGCCGGGTCGCACATCGCATAGACCGCCTGCCAAGTGCGCACCGTGGGCTCGACGCGAATCAGATTGTCGGTGAAGACTTTCTGCGCCGGATCTTCCGCCATGCACAGAAACTCCTGCGCGTAAGTGTGCGCCATGCCCATGCGCTGGTAATCAGCCCGCTTCTTGTCGATGTCGGCAACCGGGAAGCGATCCGGCCAAGTCGAGATCTCCGCACCGGCATTATCAATATACGAAATCGGATAGGTCTTGGTCACCCAGCCGGGGTCCGACGCCAGCTGGCAAATCACCGAGCGCGGATGCAACGGCGTGCCGTTGACGCGGATCGGCGCCCCCGGCTCCAGCGCCGGCAGCACGGTCGCGAGCAACCACGTCTTGCATTTCTCGATCGCCTCCGATGTCGCAACGCTCTCCTCGTTCTCTATGTCGTCGGCGAACGCAATGTCGGGCCGCCGATCGAGATGCTTTGATCCGCGCAATGATTGCCCGCGGCCGAACGCCTGAATCACCACACCGTTATTGAGCACGATCCGCTGCTCGCTCCAGATCGGCCCGACCTGATCACCAAACAACTCGGTCAAGAAAACATTGGTCTCGAACTCGTGCTTGATCGAGCGAAGCCGCTCGACCGCGCGCTCGTAAGTCTCGCCCAAGATGATCACGTTGAAAAACCGCCGCGCCAAAGCCGCGATGATGATCGCCTCTTCCGCAAGCGTAGATTTCGCCGCGCCGCGAAACGCCTGGATCAGCACCCGATCAGAAGCCCCGTGCCACAGCTCGATTATCTCGCGGTGAAACGAAGGCGTGACGTTGAGATGGCGATGCCGGAACAGGGTGCGATGCGCCAGCACCGGCTCGCGCAGCAAATCAAGAACCGCCGCTTCCTTGGCGTCGTCGTCGCTCATATTGCGAAGTCAGGCTGAAGGTGCAAAGCATCGAGCCAATTCGTAAGGCGTCGCCAATTGACATCAGGACCAAATGCCAAAAATGTGCCGTCTGCCGATGTGCAACCGACCGCCGCGGCGGCACGCAAGCGGTCTAGCGAATTGACGCGACCCATGTGAACTTTTTTGCCTCGCGCCAAAGCCTCTTGTGTTGCGAGGCGACCACCACGAAATTTGAACTGCGTAGTGCCACCAATAAACAGCACATCGAAAGCATCCCATGGCGTCGTCGCCGCATCAAAACCGTTTTGTGCCACGAAGGCCGGATGAATACCAAGATCATCAATCTTCGCCAGCATCGGCTGCGCCAAGGCGCGTGTGGCTTCGTGATTGCCAAGCACATCGGGCGCGGTTGCAAACAATAGTCGCTCGCGCGGCAAACGATTGAGCCATTTCAAATAGGTCGCATCGTCGTAACCATCGGGATTGGAAAACCGGCCATTGTCGGCGGCAAGCCATCCATGTTTGGGAATGCCCCAACGATCGGCGCGCAGCATGAAACCGACATCGTCATGCACATGCCGGTCCCAAACGTGGCCTGAGAGATAGATCATCGGATCACTATTCCCAGGTGCCAAAGATAAAGCGAGTAAGCGAGAATGCCGGTGGCGCTGGCGCATAGTCCAAGTCGAATAAGCATTGGCTTTCCTCACAACCGCTCGAACGGTGCACCCTTCAAATTGGCATGAAACCACCCCCCCGGAGAAGCGGCCTCGGCAAGACCGCGCGCCAGATCCGCAGGGATGTTGAAATAACGATAGACCCGGCTGCCGTGGAAGTTGATGTCGAGCGTGCGCACTCTGGCGTCATAGCGGAACGCATCCACGTTCGAACTCGACACATAATGCCAAGCCCCGTCAGCCCACCACTCGGCAGCAAGCTCCGCAACCTCGGTCAGGCTCATCGAAGCCTCTCACGAAATAAACTGCACCACGTCGGCTTTGAACAAATCGCTTGAGTTGATCACCGAAGCTGATCGCATGCGCAGCGCCTCACTGATCATCCAATGATGCAGCTCGACCTGATCAAACTCGGCCCAGAACCACAACCCGTTCATCGGCTGTGCCCAGCCCCACCTCAGCATCTTCTCTATCATCTCTCTCTCTTGCCGGCGTAGGAGGGGAGCACACAGGCAGCGTTACCAAAGCGCGCTCACCCTCCCGGCCGCGCGCGTCATGGAGTAACGCTCCGCGACCGCTCAAGTGTACATCATCGCCCGTCACATACATCAGCAGCTCACTCGCCTCTTGGCTCATCACCGCTATCCTCCAGTATCGCCAGCGCCAGCTCACGATACGCCGCCAAGACCCGGTTTCCCGCATCGCTACTTAACTCCAACCCCCACCGCGCCAGCAAACTCGCCAGCCACCAGCGAAACGCACGCCGCCATAACCGCCACCGCGTCATTGGAATGTATATTCCCACCGCACCTTGCCCGCGCTATCGGCAGCAGCACCATTTATGTTCCAACGGTACATTCTGCCCGATGGCCGGGGCTTTGACCTGTCCCGCACACGCGGCACTTGCCGCGCTGCCCGGTGCCATCCCGCAGCCTTGTAAATCGTTCCCTTATGTACCGCCTCATCTTGATACGAAATGATCTTTTCTGCTTGCGGTTCTTTTTTCTTGAGAACTTTAGCCATGGCATTCAAAAAATATGATGCCGTGCAATGCGGAGCATCAGCCGCGACGGCCATACGCCTTAACTCCAGCCAGTGACCTGGCAGCGTGCGCGCGGACGGATTGTTAAGTAGCGCAACCGCATAACTCACTCCGTCATAATGCGCGTGAAAAGCAAATCGCCATGGCCCCGGCTGAGTAACCGGCAAACGGCTGTGCCACTTCTTAATCAGCCTTCGCGCATGATCCACCGCACACTCATCCACCAGCAACTGCCGGGCACGCTCCAGCAGCGGCAGCGACGGGCAAAATAAAAGCGGTAAAGCAACACGCTCAAAATCTGGCGTCACAGCAGGCAAATCCTCCGCGGCCAAACCCTACCCAAATCACCAAGCCTTGTCACTTGTCATCCAAATACCTTGACACACGTCACATACAAAAGTAATGCCACAATTCACCAAAAACTTATCCACATGGGGGTCACGAAAAACGTGAACAAAACGCTAACCAATAGAAATTGTCGTGAACTGTACCCCCACTTACACCATAAAAATTGAATCAGTTAACCAACCAGTTAATAAATTAGCGTACGGTATCCGACATAAGGTTGTTCATAATCGTTCATATACATTAGAGAAAATCTACTACAAACTACGCATACTATAGAATAATATTTCCCAAAATCGGGCGCGGAATGGGGGTGAGATCCCCGCGCGAACCCCCCGTCGGCCAGGGGGCCTGATTTTTCCTGAGTTATTTCAAACGGTTAACTTTGAACCACTTGACGCCTGTCATGCATGCTGCGCATAACTCGCGCTCGTGTCCACACGCGGTACGTGTAGAAACTGAGGTACAATTTGTACAAGGGGGGAGGGAGGGTTTGCTTGTCGCCTGTCAAGGCTACGGCGCGCGGCACGTAATTATGTATGACAGACGTCAACCACCTATGTCATTGATATCTAACACTTTCGCCAGTAGACAACTGTCAAGGGTAACGTCTGGGGTAACGAAAATGCATAGCTCGCGTTTGTTCACGGTTTGTTAGAAAGATTGGAACTTTCGGCCATTGACATTTGTCAGCCCACTTTTTGACGACTAATTGACGACTAATAATTTGAGCTCCGGCGAGAAACCTGCATAGGATGGGCACAACTGGCATCTGCCTACGTGTTAGGTAATCACATAGTCAAAAACTGCGAAATCGTAAAAGTTGTGCAACTTATCAGTTAATATGTAGTTTTCGGCACAACGCAGGGAAGCATAATCACAGCTTTTTAGTTCTTGACTTTTGAAAACCCCTGTATCTGCAAGAGCTTATATATATATATATATATTAAGACTAATAATAATAATAATAAACACTCGTGTGGGAAAATTTCATAGCTCTGCGCGGTGATGTTCTCCACAAGGGTATTCTAAAAAAAATAGTAGTACTATACACCTTTTGTTCTTCTGCCTTTTTGCAGTCTTTTCAATGACTTGCCGTTTTTCGACCTACTAAAAAACGCGTTTTTTACTACTTTGCGTCGAGTAAAACCATATACAATCGCGGTGATAGGTTTTTCTGGTAAAAGCCTAGTGTTTAGTGCACAGTTAGGTATGGTGACATTTGTCAATTTACGAATGCATGGCTCCTTTCTGGTGCAGTGTTTTGCTCGTGTTTGTTCACGGTTTGTTAGAAAGATTTGGACTGAACCGTGAACAAACGCTTTCGATTGGGACGGTTATCAGCCCTAGCTTGACATCTGTCAATTAGTTCTTGACGGCGCTGCTTTACTGTTTACAATCGTCAATAGTTCAAACGGAGCCAAACACCATGTCAACATTGATTATATGGAACAAGTCGGCACATCATTCCCATTGGACGGGTGCGGTTGCTGGTGACGATTACACTTCCCGCGAAGCATTCTCGATCCGAAAAGTTAAGCCTGCATCTGCACCGCATTCGCGTGCCGGCATGCGGTTCGCCAGGACACACCCACAAAACGGGCGGTTTGCGTGGAAGTATGAGTACACGCTTTTCACTCGTTTGTTGAAGGACGATGGTTACTGCCGTCGCGTTGGCAATCGCTTCACATCGCTTGATGATGCAAAGGCGGCTGCGCACCAAGTTGCGCGAGATTGTGGGCGTTAAGACCGAAACGGCGCCTGTATTGGCGCCGTCGTGCCGTGAGGCGGCACCTGACGAGGTCGGAGCATGGAGACGACGATGACCAAGTATTCTTGTGGACGGATGCGGCCGTTATCTTACGGCGACTGCGTCGGCGAGCGCGAGGTTTTCGAGGCTGGCGATGCCGCGCATATTTTTGCCGACCGTGAGGCGCGGCGCATTTATGGCCGTCGTGGTTTTTGTCATCATGTCAGGAAGGATTGCTGGCGTGAGGATGGCAGCTCGGTGACGTTCGAGGCGTTCATTGGTGTGCCGTG